TGCTGACTTAATCATCATGGATGACTGTGTTGACCATACCAACGCCCATGAGTACGAGAAGCAGATTGACTGGATTCAGTCCGAAGTTATGTCCCGTATTGATAACGATGGTGGTCGCCTACTTGTAATTGGTACCCGCCTTCGCCCAAGGGACTTGTACTCAGAGTTGCGCGACCCTGTGCGCTATCCAGACGAGACTTCCCCATGGACATACTTTGCACAACCTGCAGTTTTAGAATTTGACGAGGACCCTGAAAAATGGGTAACGCTCTGGGCTAAGACCAACATGCCACCCGTATCGGGCAATGGAGTACCTGACGAGAACGGGCTTTATAGCAAGTGGGATGGACCTGCGCTGAACAAGAAGCGCTCCCGTATATCTCCAAACCTATGGGCAATGGTTTACCAGCAACAGCAGGTACATGAAGATTCAGCATTTCCAAGCACCGCAATCAAAGGTGTTATCAATGGCGCTCGTAACTTTGGTGTTATACCAAGAGGTAAGAACGGCGTTCGCTACAACGGCATGGATGGATTGATTGTTGTAGCAGGGCTAGACCCAGCAGGCTCTGGCTATACCGCAGCCGTATGTCTGGCACTTGATGTTTCTACACAGAAGCGTTACCTGCTAGATGTATCTAACAAGGCAGCAATGAAGCCAGATGAAATCAGAGAACTGATTAAGGGCTGGACAGATAAATATCGAGTTTCTGAGTGGCGAGTTGAGAAGAACGCTTTTCAAACTATGTTGACTCAGGACCGTGAGGTACGGGAATACCTGTCGTCACGGGGTGCAATTTTACGCGAACATCATACGGGTCAAAACAAATGGGACACCAACTTCGGAGTTGCATCCCTGACGACCCTCTTTCACGGCTGGGAAGATGGTAGGGCGCTCATTGAGTTCCCATCAACCCATGCATCGGAAGGTTTAAAGACTCTTATTGAGCAACTTGTAACCTGGTATCCAGATGCCCCTAAGTCGCAAAAGACAGATACCGTCATGGCTTTCTGGTTTGCAGAACTTGGCTGTCGAGACAGACTTGTTAACGCCAGCAACTTTGCAAAAACACACAATCGTATGAATATGTTTCATACCAAGTACGACCAATCAAGACAAATTACTGTTAATTTAAATGACTACAACTATTCATAGAACTGGAGGTGGGTGCGATTAAATCTTTAGACGAAATTAAAGATAACTTCCTCGTTGTCAAGCAAGTCTTTGCTGAGCGCGACAGTCGCATGGAAGATGTCCTCCTTGTTCGCAAGGGTCGTATGCGCGATGTGTACCCTGACCTATTCCCAGACGGTCCGTTTGAGAACCCTATCGTTGCGAACATGGTTGATATTTCAGCCCGCGACCTATCAGAAGTAATCGCACCTCTACCTGCATTTAACTGCAACTCACCTACTATGGTTTCTGAGAAGGAACGCAAGAAGGCTGACAAGCGCGAAGAGATTGTCAATGGAATCGTTGACTTTTCTGACCTACAGACACAGATGTTTAACGCATCTGACCGTTATGTAACCTACGGTTTCGTACCTGCACAGGTTGAATATGATTTAGAAGCCCAGATGCCACGCATCCGCTTCTTAGATTCATACGGTTCATACCCAATGATTGACCGCTTTGGTCGAGTTCAGTATTTCTACCAGCGTATTCAGAAGTCTGTAGCAGAACTAATGTCTGCATACCCAGAGTATGCCCACATTATCTACGACAAAGACGAGAATACAGACTCATCCCAGATTGAAGTCGTGCGTTATCACGACAAAGACCAGGATGTTTTGTTTATTCCATCACGCAACAACCTCATTATTGACCGAGCAGCCAATGCTCTTGGCGAGGTAATGATTCGTGTTGTACAGCGCCCATCTATTGACAACCAATCACGCGGTCAGTTTGACGATGTGCTTGCAATTCAGGTGGCAAAGGCTCGTTATGCCCTTCTTTCTCTTGAGGCAGCGACTAAAGCAGTACAGGCACCTATCGTTGTACCACGAGATGTATCAGATTTAGCCCTCGGACCAGATGCTGTTATTCAAACAGAGCGCCCACAGGATGTACGCCGTGTATCTATTGAGATTCCTGGTGGCACATTTGCTCAACAGCAAGTCCTTGAAGGCGAACTACGCTTAGGTTCACGCTATCCTGAGTCCCGTACAGGTAACATTGATGCTTCAATCGTTACAGGTCGTGGTGTTCAGGCACTTATGGGTGGCTTTGATACCCAGATTAAGACAGCACACGCAATGTTTGCGCGTTGCTTTGTTGAATTGCTTAGCCTTGCACTTAAGGTTGACGAAAAGATTTTTGGTGATGTAGAGAAGAACCTACGCGGTGTCCGCAATGGTACTCCTTACAACATTAAGTACAAGCCAAAGCGCGATATTGATGGTGACTACACCGTTGATGTCCAGTATGGCTTGATGGCAGGACTTGACCCTAACCGCGCCTTGGTTTTTGGACTACAGGCACGCGGTGACAAGTTGATTTCACGCGATTTCCTTCGCCGTCAAATGCCTTTCTCCTTCAATGCAACACAAGAAGAAGAGAAGGTTGACACCGAAGAACTACGCGATGCCATGAAGCAAGCGATTGCTTCCTATGCACAGGCTATTCCAGCACTTGCCTCCCAGGGTCAGGACCCATCAGATATTCTTTATAAGTTATCTTATGTCATTAACGAACGCCAGAAGGGTACCTCTATCGAGGTTGCGGTTTCTGATGCGTTTAAACCACAGAATCCCCCACCTGGTGAGATGACCCCTGAGGGTGTAAGTCCCGAAATTCTCGGGCAGGCAGGCGCGGTCCCTCCAGGTGAGGGGCAACTTCCCGAAGGGTTAAGTCCAACTGGTCGTATGGTTGGCGTAGCACCTGGACAAATCGCACCTGGTGGCAGACCAGATGTTCAATCTCTACTAGCAAGTTTAACTCAGCGAGGCGAACCTAATTTGCAGGCATCGCTAATCAGACGACTACCAGCATAGAGGAGGTGAACAAATGAAGAAAGCATCAGCACTTAAGAAGGGCTACAGCAAGAAGCCTGCTAACCAGGGTTCTGCAGGAAAGCCAAATGTACAGAAGCCAATGATGGCGAAGAAGGCATCATCTAAGGGTGGCAAGACATATTTCTCTGCTAACCCAAGCGGTACACGCGGTTCAAAGAACAAGTAATACATACAGTCGGCTGCTATGAAAAGCAGAGTTAGTGGGTTGATAACCGCGATTAACACATCAAACAGTCCTGAGCATTTGACATTAAAAGGCTCACAATTATTCACAAGAGCGCTAATTTAGCATAGAGGTAATCATGGCAGAGAAAGCAAATCAAAATTTCCAAGTATCCGCAACAGGTGGTGCGGGTTCAAGCGGACAGGCAGCACAGTACGCTGCTGGTATTGACAATGCAGGAGATTTTTATGAACTTCAAACTCAAGCCCCAATGTCAAAGTCTGGCGTACAGTTGCCAAATAGAGGTAATCCTGTTACACCTAAGATGCCAGTTGGCGATATTGTTCCTCTCAATGCTCCAACACTCTACCCAGAAGAAGGAGTAGATACAGGAGCAGCGCTCGGACCTAACGCAGGTCAAGAAGTTATGGCAGCACCTAGCATGCTTGCAGCGCAAAACAATGAAGATATTGCTGCGCTCGCTGCTTATCTGCCTTTCTATGCAAAGATTGCAGAATCCCCACAGGCATCTAATGCCACCCGCAACTGGTATCGCTACATCCGTAGCCAGGTACAGGGACAGGCTCAATGAGTTGGATTGATAACCTTGGCAAGATGGCAAAGACAGCCATTGACTTTACTGGCTTGCCTGGACTATTCAAAGATTTAGCAACTGCTGGTTCAAATGATGACCCGTGGTATGTAGATGGTATTAACCTTGCTAAGAACACAGTTAAGGTTACAACCACACCAGTTCGTCTTGCCGTAGGTGGACTACTTGCTGCAGGTGAAGCATCATACGAATTAGGTGGCAAAGTACGCCGTGAAGGTGTTGAGGCAATCCTTGACCAACCTTTCATGTACAACAAGTTTAAGAACGAGAACGAGTCATACGCCGACTACACAACACGCGTTGAGCGCGAAAAAGAAAACATCAGTTTGGGACAGGCGACTCTTTCAGTTCTTTCTCCTGGAAAAAATGCTGGCGATAAGTCAGGTTGGCTCCAGGACTGGACAGATAACAACCTTAAGTTCTTATCTGCTGGCTTTGACCTGTTTGACCCAATGGACCGTGAGGCTGCGTTTCAAAACCAGTACACAGGAAAGTTCCTTTCAGGTATTGGCGACATTACTGCATCAACAATTATTGACCCATTGACCTTTACAGGTTTCCTTGGTAAGGGTGCAGTCATTGCTGCTAAGGCTCCGATGCTAGATACAATCTCTGGCAAAACTGCTCGTGCAGTATTTGGTAAGTTTGCAATGACAGAAGAGCGCCTTGATAATATCCTTGTTCAAGCCCTTGATGGCAAAGGCGAAGCACTTACCGACATTAACTTTCTTACAAACTCTGGTGCTAAAGAGCAGTACGAATACTGGCGCAAGAAGAAGGTTACAAACCCTGATGCAATGGCATACCTATTTGGTCGTGCTAACTCAAGGGAAGAAGTTGTTGATACCTTCCGTGCAGTCATGTACAAAGACACAGATGCAATCTCTAAAATTGCTGATGTTGACTCTGAGGCTGGCTTAGTATTTGATGCGCTTAATGATGTACCACATCCACATCGTATGTACCTTGAGGGTAAGTCTGACGGAGATTTTATTACCTCACCTAAGTACAACGAAGTATTGCAAGGCTACATTGCTAAAGCATCAACAGAAGATGACCGCTTCCGCGTAGCCCTTGAAACAGTACAAACTGGTGGACAGTTTAAGTATGGATTTAGCCGTGGACCTTGGGAAGGCAAACTTGCTGAGAAATCAAAGGCTAAGGCTGCTCGTACATTTGCTGAGCCAGAATCTGTCTTAATACAAAAGACAAGCCTGCACCCACTTATCAAGGTGGTTAACTACTTTAAAAATGAAATGCCAAGCGGTGTCTTTAATGTCAACGATGGTGACTCATACACAGAATTTAATGCTTTCCTTCGTGAGGTCAATGACCTATCTAAGGGTGGCTTTGGCGCTCGTGCTGCACAATATGCAGACGAGTACCTTGGTGCAGCATCTGCTGGCGAGCGCAATGGAATTATCCAGCGTGCTGAAAAAGAATCCTTTTCGGTTCTTTTCCCTAACTACGATGCATCAACTATTGATAACCTTTATGCAATCTTTGATGCTCGCCGTGCTTCTCGTATCAAGGCTCACCGCGACCAAGGCTTCGTCTCATATCTTGAGAACGGTCAGGTAGTCAATGCAGTATCACCTGTGCTACAGCGTGAGTCTGCTAACTACTCAATCATCGCAGATATGCGCAAGTTATCTCGCGCTATTCGTTCACATGAGGGTGTACTGCCAGGACTGCTAGATGGTCTTGATGTTCAAGATTTAACTCTTCGTACAGATAAGGGGCTTGCAGCCCTTGGTACTATCAACGACATCTTTAAGACTTCTGTACTTATGCGCCTTGGATACACCGTGCGTAACCTTACCGAAGCGCAACTATCTATGTTGGCTAAGGGATTTGCTATGCCAGCAATGGTTGCAGCAGGTGGCAAGGATGCAGTTAACCGATTCTTTAATAACCGTACAGTTGGATTCAATCGTCTCATTGACAATGTGAATATCCGTGCTGGTCGTATAGATGATGTTCCAACAATGCAGTATGCATTTCAGTCAGAGGTGGACAAACTCCGCGCTATTGACATGAGCCGTAAGCAACTAGCCAAGGCAATCACCACTCGTATTGGTGAACTTGAGCGCGATGCATTTAAGGTTCGCTTTACCGAAGGTGTTGGACCTTTAACTGTTGAAGATGAGGTTCGTACCCTTAAGGGTGTACTTGCTGATTTAGAGTCAGTAACTCTCTACCACGGCTCACCTGAGGCTATCTTTAAGTTTGATGAATCACGCTCCATTGCAATGTCTGCATCACCTGCTATTGCTCGGCGTTATGCAAAGGGTGGACAGATTGTTTCTATTGAACAATACATACCAACAAAGACTGGTCGCCCTGGTCGTTTAGGACAGAAGCCAACACCAGAGGGTGGAACTATTCCATCCGAAAAGCGTGCTGCTACTCTTGATGAAGCAATGATTCAAATGCAGTCTGATATGATTGCAGCAAAGAACTCTGGCGCTAAAGTTGAAATTAAGCGTGGCTCTCAATGGGTGGAAGTTAAATCCATTGATTATGAGACACTTGTATTAGCACTTGAAACAGATGAAGTTGAGACGGTTTTATTTAAGAATTGGTCACACCGCCCAGTATTTCGCGTAAACTATACTAAGGGTAATGTGACACCAATGCGTGTCTATGGACCATCATTGTTTATGACCCGTTGGAGTGAACTACCTGCAGATGTACAATCCTTATTCGGTGGCAAAGTTTCTAACTTTAAGACATGGGTAAAGAGTAAAGGCTGGCAAAACCAGAAAGACCCTATCTACACATACCTTCGTGAAAACGGATATGGAACTGCTGCTGTTGTTGACGACAAGCGTGCGGGTGGATTGTCTTACATTGTATTGCCAGAGGCTGTTAACAAGTCTGGTCGCTCTCGTGAAGTAACCCGCACAATTTCTCAAATGGAACAGCGTGCTGCTATTGAGGCTGCAGAAGAGTTACCAGAAGAGGGTCTTGAGCAACTCATGGCTACCCCTAAGGAACGCCGTCAGGCTCTTAAGGAAGCACGCAAGGCAAAGCGCAGACCACAAACACCTGTGTCTCCTTACTACAATAAGGACAATGTAAACGCCATGATTAACAATGGTGTTGAAGATGCTGCAGATAACCTTGCTCGCCTTTACACAGCAACACACGCACACCTTGATGATATGTCTGAGCGCCTTAGCGCTGGTATCTCTCGTGCTGAGTCAAACGCTATTAAGCAGCGTACGGGTTTTGGCTACATGGATGTTGAGGCTAACGGCGTTAAATACAATATCCCAGAAGTTTTCCAGGATGCATCATGGTTCATGGGTCGTACCTCAGCCGAGGACACATGGAACGCCATGGTTGGTACACAGGAGATGGCATTTAGTGCAGGCATTGGCGCTCGCACAGTTGCACCTGTAAAGCCAAATGACCCACGCTACTTTGAGGCTTGGGGCAACATCCTGAACATGCACTTCCGTGACCCTGAGACAGGAATCATGGACCCAGTTGTTCGCAAGATTCTTGACGGCGAAACAGATGACGACATCCTTCGCTGGTTTACTCGCTCCTTTGAGGGTCGCAAGTACGCTAACGATACATACACAACACCACGCCAAGCGTTTGGATTTACTGCCCTTAAGGGTGGCGAACTAGATGATGATTTGCTTGAGAAAGTAAACATTACCCGTGGTGCAGTCAAGGTTTATATTCCAGATGAGGAAACCGCTTTAGTCCTTAGCCGAGTCAAAGAAGATGGCAAGGTTATCTCAGGTGGAGACATCCAGAATTGGCTACGCGATAGATTTGGTTCTAACCCAGAGAATCTCCCAGAGATTAACGGGTTGCTTGTAACCACATCTAAGGAATACCGCGACCAAGAAAACATTATTGACATCTTTAACCGCCGTGTTATGCGCTTCCTTGGCTCACTACCAGAAGATGTATTTGCTCGTCACCCACTTGCAAAGGCTACATACAACAAGCGAGTTAAGATTAACCTTGAACAGTTGGCTGCAGGCAAAGGCTCAGACAAACTAACTGGCGAAGAGATTGAGCGTGCTATCCGTGGCGCTCGTGAAGAATCACGCCGTGAAGTTGAGCGCACACTCTTTACGATTGTTCGCCGTAGCCGTGCATCATCTAGCCAAGTAATGCAGTTGATGTTCCCGTTCTTTGCAGCCTATGAAAATACTATGAAGCGTTGGTCTGGCATCATTGCCGAGAACCCACAGGCTGTAGCAACCGCTGGTCGTACTATCGCTCAGTTGGTAAATGGTCAGATGGTTGTTGACCAAGATGGCAACCGCATCACAGATGCTAAGAAGTTGTCAGAAGATGGCATGGCTAACCTTGTAGTACAGGTGCCAGAAGGATTTATCAAGTCACTCCCCAAGGGATGGCAAGAAGTAGCAGAGAACGCATTTAAGAGTGTTAGCATCCCGCTTTCATCTCTTGATGTGATTACTCAGGGTCAGCCTGGAAACCCAGGATTTGGTCCATACGCTGTCCTTCCAACATACTTGATTGTTCGTGGTCGCCCTGAACTAGAAGAAGCGTTTAGACCTTTGTTCCCAGCGGGACAGCCACAAAAGGTTTCTGATTTGTTCACACCTGCAGCACTCCGCCGTTTGTCCACAATGTGGTCACAGGATGAACTGTATGTGCGCACATTTAATCAGATGCTTCGTTACGAAAGTTACAATTACAACAGCGGTAAGCGTGTTGACCAGCCTACGCTCAAGGAGATTGAGGACAAGACAAACAAGTTCTTCATGCTTCGTGCGCTAGGTTCAATCTCATTGCCTATTGCAATTAGCCCAGAGATGGACTTCTATCAGGCTACATACCGCCAGTTCCTTACACAGTATGGACCAGGCGAAGCAGAGGCTAAGTTCCTTGAGATGTACCCAGATTACTTTGAGGCAACTATCAGCCTCTCTAAGTCACCTGGTGGACTAGAAGCAAACATTGATACTGTTCGTAACTTAAGAAAGCATCAGGGACTTATGGCTGCTGCTGAGGCATCAGATAACCCTGAACTTATTGGATTCCTTGCTAACGACTTTGATGGTCAGTACACATTTAGCCAGGCTGCATACCAATGGCAGTATCGTGAAGGTGCGTACCCTGGCTCAAAGAATACTTACCGCCAGAATCGTAGCCCTGAGGAACTATTGCGCGATGCAAACATCAAGCGTGGTTGGACACAGTTTAACTCGCTTATGGGTCAGATTAACACTTATAAGATTCAGAACGGTATCGTCTCTGATAATGACTCAGCCATGGATGCAATCAATAACGCTAAGCGATTCTGGTTACGCCAACAGGCAAAAGAAAACCTTGACTGGTACTCAGATTTTATCTCCCCAGACAGGGGCAAGTATGAGCGCCGTGCGCAGGTACTTGAAAAGGCTTTGAGTGACAAAGCATGGATGGGACAGAACGGAAATCGCCCAGTAGTTAAGGCTATGGCTGTCTATCTTGATGCTCGTAAGCAACTTGCTTCATTGCTAGAACAACGCGAAAAGGCAGGCGGTTCACGCTCCCTTAGCGCTAAGAGCAATGGTGACATTGTGTATGTACTTGACCAAGTACGCACACAACTCGTTGCTGAAAGCCCAGAGTTTGAAGAGTTCTTAAATCGTTATTTCATAAATGATACGGTGGTGGTGTAATTGGCTAAAGAAGAAAACAAGAAGCCTGAAACTAAGTCAGGTACACCTGCAGGTACAGGGGCAAAAACTACTTCTATCAACTTGGCTGACCTTATAGCAAATGCACCGCAAGGTGGCGACACATCTGGTCCTAAGTTCACCACACAAGATGCAGCAACCTATGTCCAGTCTGTTTACCAGCAACTCCTTGGGCGTAATGCCATGGGTGCTGAGAAGTCTAAAGCAATCAATGTCTTTCTTAGCCAGTCTGCAGACACAGATGCCTCTGGTCGTCAGCAGGCAATCGTTGACTTAGTACAAGGTGGCGATGAGTTCGTCATCCGTGAAGAGAACAAGTACATGGATGCTATCTATAACCGTATTGCAGAAGATGTCAGAAAGGCACAGGCGTAATGGCAGAACAAGTAAACCCTCGCGCAGGTGGTGCCACATCTTCATACTACGGTTTGACAGGCGATGCTGCTCGTCAGGCACAAATCAATGTACAGTTGTTCCAACTCAAGCAGATTATTGATGGCAACAAGCCTAGCAGCAAAAAGTACAAGGATGCCCTTGAAAAGTACAATGCCCTTCAAGCAGAGAAAACAGGGCTAGAAGATAAGGCTAAGAAG